TGCACTAGAATCAACTAATTTGTTAGCTGTTGTTGATGTTGTTGTGCCTGAAGCTGATTCCCCACCACCACTAGCAAGAGTAGGAGTATTTGTTGTAGCATTCCATGTTCCCATAAACCTAAGACCACCTGCCAAAGTATTAATCTGACTTTGTGCTTTTCCAAATGCCTGTAAAATAGTATCACTTGCTGTAATGTTTGTTGCTGTTGGTGCTGCTAATCCTGTTAATACTTTTCCTGTAACTGAATTGTTGTCTAATGTGACTGCACCAGATACATTAGAACTTCCATTAAAACTAGAGATTGTCCCTGAGGCTTCTCCAGTCAGAGAGATGTCCCTAGCAGTTTGAAGAATGGTTGCTGATGCAGAGTTCACATTAATTGAACTAGGTAAACTTAAAGTAACAGATTGATTAGATACTGTTGATGTTACTTGATTAGCAGTTCCTAAAATACTTAAACTTTGTGTATTTAAATTTACATCTCCTGCTGTTGTTCCATCTGTTATATCTAAATCACTAGCATTATCTAAACCTTTTACATAAGCTGTTGTCGCTACTTTTGTTGAGTTATCACTTGATGATTGTGTTGTAGCTGTTGAGCCATTTGGTAAAACTACTCCACCTGTTGGGAATTTTAAATTTAATCCTGTACCTGTTGCTGTTGTTTCTATTTGGTTTGTTGTTCCTGTAACAGCTAAAGTTTCTGTATTTAATACAACTGCACCTGTTCCACTATCTCCACTAAAATCTAAATCACTTCCTGCATCTAAACTATCAACATAGGCAGTAGTTGCCACCTTAGTAGAATTGTCTCCTGCTGATTGTGTGGTTGCTGTTGAAGCACTAGATATTGTTCCACTTAGTTGACCACTAAATGTAGGTGCTGTGATAGTTCCACTTGCACCAATAGAACCAATATTATTCAAATTAATTAAAGCTGAAGAACCTGAAACATCTCTTTGAGCAAATGCTGCATATCCACTACCTGCTTTATTTAAAATACTTATATCTCCTTTTAACCTCATATTTAAGGTTGTTAGTAAACTAGAAGAATTTAAATTTACTGCTGATAAATCTGATGTAATTGTTACATTATTTGGTAAACCAATTTGTATTGTATTTCCTCCTGCTGCTGTTACTGCTGTTTGTATTTCATTTGCTGTTCCTAAAATAATAAATGCTTCACTATTTAAATCAACATCTCCTAAAACACTAGAATCATCCCCTCTAAAATCTAAATCTTCTGCTGTGATTTGAGCAGCAACATAACTAACAACTGCTGCACTTGTTGGAATACTTGTGTCATTATTATTGTTTCCAATGCCATCTGCAGCATCTACAAATTTTGAAATCACAATGTTTTCTCCTGTGTCTTTTAATGAGCCAAATTCTAAAACAGAATTGACCTTAAAATCTCCTGCATTATTTATAGACAGACCTGTTGCATTTCCTGATCCATCACTTAATTCTTTTAGAGTTGCAGAAATTGCAGCATTATCTATGGTCTTGATTAGACCAAAATAAGTATCTGAAATTCTTGTATTATTTAGTGTTGCCATCTTTTTCTTTTTTAGTTTCTTCTATTTGTTTTAAAAATAATTTTAATTTTTTTAAATTTTTTTCTTTTGGTTTTGATTTCCATGTGCTTCCTTTATAACTCATAATACCCAACCATTAAATGTTGCATCTTGAGATGGATAAATGTCATCATTAGAGTTTGAAACATATTTAGGAAACAAACTTTGATTGAAAGCCATATAATCAATAAATCTTCTAGAATACCATTCAGCATTTGTTCTTGCTTTTTCTACTAGAAAATCCACCTCATTTTTACTTACTGTTTCGCTTGTCTCACTAACATGCTTATAAACCCCTCCATTTCTTATTTGGTAAGCAGCAAATGGAATATATTCCACCTGAGCAAACCATATCAACATTGGTTGGATATAATCTGTTAATAATGTTTTGTATTTAGCATTAGCATTATTATCTATAGTTGGCATTTTACCAATCAGCTCATTGTATAACTCAGTTCCCATATAGTTCTGAATATGGATTTCCTGAGCAATTTTAATAAACTGTATAAATTTATTAGTATCTACATTGCCATCAAGAATGCTATTCCTGACTAAATCTGTTCTATTTATAAATAATTGTGTTGCCATAATTTATTTCTTTGGATATGCTCCCCTATTTGGTAATTTATCAGTAGGAATTTCACTCTCTCTTGTTCCTCTTGGATTCTTAATATAACTCTTAGGAATACTAGAAGTCCTTTTATAGTTGTCTATGTTTGAACTTTCATATTTACCACTTTTTAATCTGAATAAAACTCTCTCCCATACATGCTGACAATAAATCCCACCTTTTAATTTAAAAATGTCATATCTAATATTTGGTTTGTGTCTAAATTCTACATTTACACTTTGAAAATTAGAAGCTCTGTCAATATCTTCTATTCTCCAAACTAAACCTGATTTTCTATTCCCACTTAATCTCATCATTTCTTTACAAAATGCTCTTGATTTTGATGTTGTAGAATATCCTTTTCCATTAGCATATCTGTATCTAATTTTATATAAACCATTTTTAGGGTCTAAATAACTAAATGCAGATCCATCTTTAACACTTCCAACATTATCCTGTGATGCTCCTTTTAAACCTACAAATTCTCTAATTTTAGATAATGTAGATTTTTTTGCAGGAGTTAAATAATCTATATAATCCTCTGCACTTACTTTGTCATCTTTTAAGACAGCAACTTCTTCAAATTCCTCATCTATTGGTCTGCCAGATATTGCTAAACTTCCTACAACACTTTGTGCATCATCCTCACATAACTCTGTAGCTAATGGAACACAATTTGGCACTTTCTTGCCATCTTTCATCTTGCTTCCTATTTGCTCATAGCCATCCCAACATGGTGCTTTTAATTCTTGGTCATGATTTTCACATGGCATATAATAAGTAACACCCTCAACATCATGTTCATGGTAACCCTCACATCCCATTTCTTTAGCTTTTTCTATTGCTTCCTCTTTTGTATCATATGCTTTTTTTCCATCAATCATTTTTAGATTGACTTTAAATTCATATCCTGTTTCTTCTTCAATATCTTCCTCATCCTGAACTTTAGAATCAACCTCAGTAAATTCTAATGGTTGTAAGGTTGTAAAATAGAGGTTTAAGGCAATATCATTGTAAGCTAATAGATGGTCAAAGCAATCTATTAAAAGTTCCTGAAAAGGTCTTATAACTGTGTTGTCCATTAAGAGTGAAGCTGTCTTTATTTCATCTGCGTTTGATGAGAATCCTGAATTTGTTCTGATTCCTAATAAGAAAGGACTAACAACTCTGTGAGCCACCTGTATTTTTGATTGTGATTCTTCACTTAAAAATTGATATTGTTGATGAGCATCTGAAAGCTGAACAGGATTAATGTCTGCTGCTGCTTCTTTATTATCATTGAATGCAAGAATAAATTTTCCTGCATTACTAGATCCTGAAAACTTCTGTGCAATTTTTTGTTCTAATAATTGTCTTTCTTCTTGATTAGGAGTTCCATTGTTAAAGTTAATTAACATGCTTGGTGCTAAACCATTTAAGATATTATTCAAATGATAGTTAGAAATTTCTTCTTCTAATTCTGCATATTGCAATCCACCCTGATAATCAACAGGAGCATAATAATAAAAACCTGCTTTGTAAGGTTTGATGTAATAAATCTCTATTGGCTCTTTTGACATACCATAAGCAGGAATCCTTTTTGGAATTTCATTTGGTTTTAGCTTTGCCCAATCCTTAAAATAATAATATGCAGGAATTTCTCCATCTTCATTTGCCTTTGCTGCTCTTAATGTCTCAACAGGAATGTGTTCTAACTTGACAATTTTACTTCTGTTCTTATTATAAATAACCTGAACTGAACATTGACCCATTAATTTAAGATCATAGCATAATTTTCTGACAACTTCTTTTTTAAATAAAGAAATCATCTGAGCATATTCATTTGGTTTTCTAGCTGAATCAGTTGCATTTATTCCTTTGCCATATATCTGTTGACTAATGCCATTAATAGCTGCATTATTTGTTGGACTTCCATTATATCTGTCTATTAAATACTGAAAATAATTATTGTCAGCTCCATAATCTACCCAATCTCTATTGTTAACTTCTACAATCTCAGGAGAGGTATAAGTGCTTAAATTGACAAAACTATATTCAGAGTTATGTCTAACAAATTGTCCTTTTTTATTTCTTTTTAAATTTTTTCTCATGATGTTACAATATACTCATTATTATAGGCATCTGTAGTTACAAATTGACCTTTGTTTAAGTCATAAAAATCCCCATTTTTTTGATCTACTAATTGATCTGTACAGAAGATTCTGTCTCTATAAAATACATTTTTAAAATTACTTGTATCATTCCACAATTCATTAAAGTTTTGCCATAAACTGTAATTAGTATTCCAAAAAGCAAAGTCAGAAAAGAGTTCAATATTATAAAAATGATTCACAACTAAAACAGGATTAAATGCTTGTGACCAAGTCAAATAATTCCCTGAAACAGAAGCATTAGAAATCTGTATTTCTGTTGTTACATTAGTAGAATCATCTTCATAAGAAAATGTAAACTCACTCACATACTCTCTAGCAATCACTTTTAGAGTTTGTGGTGTTGTTGTGTTAAGTACAATCATACTTATATAACGAATTAAAAATGTTTATTTGTAAAAATAAAAAAAGCACCCATATAGAGTGCTTCTTTTTTAGATTAATTAGAATGATTTTCTAATTAGGAGTGA